AAGCATTCCTCTTGGTAAACTTCCAGCAATTAGAGAATAGGTTATTGGAGTAGAAGTATCTGTGGTTGCCTGTAGAGAAACAGATGTAATTACTCTTTCTTCTAACGTTCCGAGGTCTCCTGCTGGCGTTATCCATGTCACTGCCATAAGTGGTTATCCTCCTAGGTTAGACCGCCGCAGTCGAGGTCGATATCCGATGTAAATGTTAGCGTTCCGAAATCAATATTTGCTGCCTGTAAAGCAAGTTGTAAGGCATTAGCATAGGTTCCATTAATTGATCCAAAATCATATGTGGTTAAGTATTCAGTAACAGGAATTAGTGTCTTAAAGTTTACAGAACTTCCTGATGAAGTAACTTCGATGTCCTTGGTCCCTGTTTCCGAATCAGGTGCAGCAACACCTTGAAGAGTTATTTGTTCATAAGTAGACGCAGAAATGCTTCCACTATCAGTATCAAATTTTATGAACGCATCTTCTTGAGTAGAATTAATTACTAGTTGTCCTGGTCTTTCCTCAATTAATATCTTTGTGCCATTTACTAATGATCTAAATCTAAGTGTATTGTTTACCTTTTCAAGAAATACTCCAGGAAGAGCATTACTGGCGTTTTCAGCGGTGATGGTAAGTCCAGCATTAAGTTCAGTAAAGTTAGCATTAACCTTCTGGAACGCTGTTCTTAGATCATCACCAAGACCATCGTTTACCAAGTTTCCTACATTAATTGTTTGTATGTCTGCCATTTCGCTTCCTATCTATAGTATGGCAACCAACTTAATTGCCCGTTTACATATACTTCTACATAACCCTGAGGATTATCAGGATTAGCAGGTTGTGTGCTATCCGCTTTTTCGTTAAGTGTTAGTGCACCTTGTATCTCCAAATCGCTAGTAATATTTACCGATTGATCAATTGTAATAGCACTTGAATCCGTAGTAGTCATTACACTACCTGTAAATTCAAATGCGCCTAAATTTAAACTATTATCATCTAGTCCTAGTGTTGTATACAGTTCGTCAAAGTTTTGATTGATCTTGTTAAACGCTGTGCGTAGGTTATCACCCGTTCTGTCATTTGCGCTAGTTCCAATGTTTACGGTTTGTTTAGCCATCTTACGCTCCCGTTCCACCATTTAATACTTTAACAACAGCCGCCAGCCTATCCAGCGCCTCTCCTACAGTTGTTGGAGCATCACCATCCCAGTCACCTGGTGTTGCTGGATCGTAATACAGTGTTCCGTCCACTCCGTTTACTAGCATTGTGGAGTTGTCAGCAAATACTGAACCGATCACATCACCTATGTGCGTGCCTCTTAATACGCCGTCAACCGCATCAACCAACTGAGTCGAATCATCTGCAAACACTGATCCAGTCATGTCACCTGTGTGATACCCTGTAAGATTGCCTGTAACTCCGCCTGATGCTACAATATTTCTGTTTGCATTAATTGTGTATCCTGAACCTGCTGTAAGATCTAAATTTGCTGATGCAACAATCTGTATCGGTCCCGGACCAGTAGAGCCACCATTTGTAATAGTAAGGTAACCGTCATATGCTGCCATCCAAGTTTGGCCTCTCAATGTGCCCCAAAGTTCATCTGCATAAACTTTGTTTTCTACAGCATCAACTATCTTAGTTGAATCGTCTCCAAATATTGAGCCCTTAACATCTCCTGTGTGGTAACCTGTGGTATTGCCTATTAAGTTTCCTGTAACATTGCCTGTTACATCTCCAGTGATATTTCCTGTAACATTACCCGTCAAGTTGCCAAAGAATCCGCCTGACGCATACATTTCATTGTCAACAGCGTCAACCATCTTCGTGGAATCATCCGCAAAAACTGAACCTGTAATATCAGCAACTCCACTGAACGCTATGGTAACTTCATCGCTTCCTGCATCTCCCGTTAATGAAATACCATTTCCTGATACTAGGTTAAGTGTTCCTGCAACGGAGTTTGCTTCCATTGTGGTTGCACCACCATCAACATCGACAAATCTAAATGCATTACCTGCCGGTGATGCATTTGTTACTGTTGCTATTCCTGTAGCATTATCTGTAAATATTGTGATTCCAGTACCAGCCTGTACCTCTATAACACCTGTGTTAGTTACTTTTAGTCCAGAACCCGTTGAACCACTTATGTTAATACCAGCACCTTCTGTTCTACCTGCTGGCAAAGATGTTGTGCTAGTTAAACTTATAACTCCGGTATTTGTTACTGTAATATTTCCTGTTGCTGAACTTATACTGGTTCCAGTACCTGCAAACAATTGTGTTACACCAGTATTAGTAATTGTAATGCTTTCAGCACTGCTATCAACTGCCATTGAAATCGCAGTTCCACTTATTAGATTAAGAGTATCAACAAAATCATCTGCTATAACTTGATTACCATTATCTACCTGAACACTCTTAAAGAAAGTTTGGTCTGGATTTATAATTAGTTCACCATTAACCGTGGATCCTACTGGTAGGTCCACAACACCTGCTGCCGTGCCTCTAATTTGTGCTGAACCTAACCATAATCCGTTTTCAGCATTCGCATCATCCTCAGTCCATTGTCCTAAATATGCAGCCTTCCATGGTTTTGTCTCACTTCCAAGGTTAAGTGTTGCAATTGAATTTGGTGAAACATTTGAATTAAGATTTTCAAAATCTATTCCTGCATATTCTGAAAAGGCCTGTAATTTACCACCACCTGATGAGTATGCATCATATGCTGTTCCGTTTACCGCTGTTGTAAGTGTGTCATCGGTGTATAATAGAATTTCATTATCACTTGACACTTTTACATAAAATTCTTTATTGTCTAACTGTGAAACACCTGTTTCGTAAACAAAAATTCCCTGACCATCTGTAAGATCATGTGCATCTGTGAGAACAATTCTTACTGGATTGCTTTCTATTGTTCCACTTTCTATATGTGCAATATCCTGCTCACGTTCACGTGCCAGTGCACCTCCTATGATGGTAAAGTTTTCATTTATCTTGTCAAAAGCGTCTCTTATTCTGCTCCACACTAGTGGTGGATTGCCTGGATTTATATTATTATCGTATGCCATTATGATCTACCCACCGCTATTTCAATTGTTCCAATATGATCACTATCGTAATCCTCGATGGCCTTACCAACTATTGTTCCCACCTTGGGATCATCAGTTGCCATTGCAACACCATGTATACCGGCAGTTACGAGTATGTCACCCTTCTTAATCTTTCCTACTACCTTACAAGGAACCCTTCCAACAAGTGCTACCAAGTTCTTGTGTCCTGGACACGCAGTATACATCACGTATGCCGCAGTGTTTGATACAACACCTGCTATGCGCTTGTCCATGTGCGTGTTTGAAGTTGTGACTTCCTTGTCACCACCAAATACTAACACCGTTCCAACTTCGTATTCCTTGTCACCCTCGTAGTATTCTGCAACGTCTGCCGAGTATGTTGCCTCAAATCTTGACTCATTTGGTGAACTACCGGTGAGGCTCCATCTACCTGTAACCGTACCAGCGGTAGTATTACCACCTGTTGTTAGTGCTGTAACCTCTATGCTCGAAGCAACTATTGGTGCATTTGCCAATCCATTCTGTGTTCTAAATGTGTGAAGATCGTTGTCATAGAAGTTTGCCTTGTCGGCCGCTAGCGTTCCATCCTGTAAGAAGATTCCGCCATTACCTGATCCACCTGCTCCACCAAATGTGTGAACCCTTATGAATCCACCTGATCCTGAAGTACCCGAATCAACTGCTTCAAATCCATCAATATTATATTGTTGAACGTCTATGATTCTACCACCAAAGTCACCATTTGAATCTCTGCGGATTAGTTTGCTTGCTTCAACTGTGCTACTTGAACCCGCTGCATAATCAATTACAGCGTAGTCACCGTCAGCAGTGTTTGAACTAGCATTAGTTCTTGCTAAGAATCCAACGCTGCCAAACTGTGATTTCTTAATAGATCCACCTGCATCCACAACAGTTGTGAATAGAACGTCTGCGGCATTGCCTGTGGTAAGTGCGGAGTTACCCAATACGCTCTGTGCAGCAACCTGTGCAAGTTTAGTTTTTGCAACACCATTGGTTTTCAGTGTTACGAATCCATCAGTTACCGTGAATACCGCATCGTCATAACTTGATAGACCACTTGCTGCCTGCTTGACAGCGGCAGTTCCCGTAGGAGCCGCTGCCCTCGAACTAGCAAGAGTCATCAATAGTTTACTCTGCACAATTCCTGCATTTGTGTTTACATCTGCGTTTAAAATTACGTTTGGTTCAATCTGTGCGTCAATTGTGTTTGCTGTTGAATCAATGTTTAGAGTTATATCACCAACCACGGAAGCATTTACCGCATCGTTACCAACCCCGGTAAACACCATAATGTCATTTGCTTTAAGATCAGTAAATGTAAATTCTTGTAGGTTTGCGTAGGTTAAACTTCTTAGATTGACAGCGTCCTGCGGATCAACTGGATCTTCAAGATTAACAATCTTAAATTGATTTAGATTCATATTGGCTTTCATGCCTAACTGTCCATCCAACGACATGTATCCTCCACTAATAGGAGGAATCAAGTTAGCACTAATAACAGGTGCGCCACTGTGTGTGATACCTAGTCTTCTTTCAATATATAATCTCGCCGCGTTCTCTGTTGGAACAGTATCAACCGCGTTATCAGAGAATGAACTATCAGTTGAGAATTCAGAAATAGGAACACCACGCTTGAATCCAATACCATCCAAGTTACTCAACGCAATTGCTGCGGAGAATGTAACTCGACCTGTACCTTGGTCAACTCTGAAGTAAGGTCCTACATTAAAGTTACCAAATTGGTCAGTGGTAACATAGAATACACGCCCAACGGTTCGTTCGTCTGTTTCATTTGAGTCATTCAGTGCATTTACCGATGGACCGTAAATTTCATTTGGATAATTAGTATCTGCGTATGAACCAGTACCAATGTCTAGTAAGTCATGTCCAGTAACACGTGTAAGTGAAATTCTAATAGTTAAATCACCTCTTGCTCCAAAACTTCTAATTGGAACAGCACTTCTAACTGTGTATGAACCTTCAAATACATTTACTGCATCAACAAGAGGTCTATCTAAAGTGATCCTTGCATAGTTTTCGTTTAGGTCTTCCTCAGATTGATAACTGGTTATAACGTATTCTTCACCTTTATAAACAAATTTTGAATTCCCTACCCTTGTTCTTTCTTCTGGAGCAACAGGAACTACTGCAAAACTATCATCTCCTACTCTTCCTGTTACCAAAGCAAATGAATGTGTTCCAGATTGTATACCAGTGGTATCCACTTCTACTGCACTTGCAAGTGCAGGTGGTGCTAAACTTACAGTAAATTGAACTGAACTTGCACCCAACCCGTCAGCATCATTATCATTAACAAAATAATGATTTGACTCGTTTAATCCAGTAGGAAGATCGCCGGTAGTTGCTATTCTAATTGCGTCACCAATGCTCAAACCATGCGGTGAACTTGTGGTTAGTACCCCCGGTGAAGCAATTGAAATGCTTGACAGAGTGGTAAATGCTCCAGGAGTAACAGGATCTGCTCCACTTGTTCCTACAGATTCGCCAGGCTGGTAAATTGTTAAATCGATGTAGTCATAGTTTTCTCTAAGTGTAGTTTTTGTAATACCGTCTGCTATTGCAGTAATATCTCCAGTTCCAGGAGCAGTAACATTTACAGGAGCACTATTTAGAGACGTTGCTATTTCAAAAGTAGTGCTGGTTAAATTTGTTTCTAGAACAAAATAAACTTGTCCTTCTACAATACCGGTTGGTAAATTACCTGTTGATTCGAATTGTAGTCTATAATCTGCTAACTGTTTGTGAGGAATAACATTTACCAATGACAGTCCACTACCATTTGTTAATCCACTTAGTAAACTTCCACCGGATGTTGTCGAAAGTTGTAGTTCATTGTAGTTAGGAACATCAAACACATAGTAAGTCTGTCCGCCAGTCAATCCGTTAGCAGTTGTCTTAGGAGTAAAGGTGTCTCCTATTCTTAAACCGTGATTTCTATCAGTAGTTAGTGTGTCAGTTCCTGCAATATCTGTTATGGTTATTGTAAATGTTAATACGGTCGGCGATGCTGTTGTGAATTCAACATCCTGAGCACCTCTTCCTTCTGCTTCATCATCATAGTCTTCAAATTGTAGAACACGATAAACGTCTGTTGGTGATTCCTGGAATACTAAACCAGTTGAAGGTCTTGTTGCAACGTCAGCCAACTCACCTGTTAAAATTATTTGTGCATTTGATCTAAGTGACATCTTAGTTCCATTAGGAACCTGTGCAAAAAGTCCTTCGAAGTTACCAGTTTCATCAGAAGTAAGATTAAGTTTAGCAACACCTGCTGGTAGATCAGTTGTAGTTACTGATGTTACTGGATATCTGTATATGAGGTTTCCGTGGTCAATCTCCAATTCCGAATTGTTTAGTGGTGTATAATCATAATTGGTTACGTGAATATCCAATCCATTCGCAACGTTCTGGAATGAAGCACTAGGGAAATAACAATCAACTCTCTGCGCAACATCATAATATAGTGTAGTTGGTGTTGGAACCTCTAGAGGATCAGATCCTTCTGCTACGAGAGCATAAACACCATGGGCTGAAGATCCTCCAATTGATCTAATCTGTGCACCATTAAGCGAATAGTATGAAGTGTAACAGTAGTAGGTAAACATTGACACTGCTTCTGTCAATCCACCATTAGTTGCTAACAATCCATATCCCATGTCACAGATCTGCGTAAAGTCATTTGATAACATTGATCTGTTACCAGGCATTAGAATTTCATATATTCTCTGATAACTATGAGTTCCTGATCCGGCACTTGTTGTTGCAACCTCAACATCTCCTAAGAATTTTTCTGTAATTCTAAATGTATTATTTGTTAATCCTAGTTGTGATACGTAATATTCTCTTCCTGCAACTATGCCTGCTGGCAGTGTTCCAGTAGTTGTGAACACAATTGTCGCACCTGCCTGAAGTCCGTGATCAATCCTGGTTATCACGGCAGGATTAGCCTGTGTTATGCTGGCGATAGTTTGGGCGCCTGGTGATAAATTAAACGGAGTGGTTTCGTCTAAAATAAGGGATGCCGTACTGCCGCTTGGACTGTATGAATAATCTCTTACATAGTTGACCTTATAGATATCATCACCAACGATGAAAGAAGCAGGAAGTTCTGGAAATCTATCCAATCCTGTGACTTCAATCCTATTAGGACTTGTTGTTGATGCGTGTCTAAATTGTAGGTTACCCGCGAATCCATCAACGAACATACCACCTGAAAATGTTTGTGCATTAATTGATTTTGAGAATGAAGCACATTCCTGTGCGTATGGCGATTTAGCAAGTATCTGTCCTGTTGGATCCAACACCATGGAGAAGCCTCCATGCCCCTGCATGGTCATTGCTCTTAGGATAACAGCATCGTTACAGAGGAAAACATCAAGTTTAGCATTGTCTTTAGGATAATTAACACTTCCTGATCCATCAATTACATCTATGAGTGCATCAAACAAATCTGCTAGAACACTTTCTGTGCCTGACTCCTTAACAAATGCTCCATCTGTGATTTGTGGGAATGTTGTTTGGTACAGTGTTCCAATTGCATCGTTATTAACAATATTGTCAAGAATTGTCTCAAGATATTCTAGAGAAGCAACCGTCTGCGAAAGTTGTGTTGTAATTGCTAACCTTCCACTTGCACTCTGATAGTATTTTAAACCCGCTGATATAGTTCTATTGTATTCACCATACTTCAAATCAAATATCATTGCATCTAGAATTAATCCTACATCGCGCTTACACAAGTTTTCATTGTATTCAAAAGAAGTTGTAAATGGTGCTATATTGTTTGCTATCTGATAATTAATCCAGGCTGTAACTTCATTCTGCAGGAATACTCTGTTCAATTTAATTAATTGAGCCGAAGATTTATATCCTCCACCATTATCAATCTTAGGATAAACAGGCTGCGTTGGATCTTCAAGATAGTGGTAGCCAAATAACTGTGTGGCTGTTGCTAGTCCATCTATCTCTGTGTCTCTTCTAAATCTTTGGAATGCCCAAGGCGAACTAGAAGTACCATTTCTTGGTTTTACTATTACTCTTCTAAATTCATTACCAATGATAGCCACGTTCTGTGGAACCTTGATAGGATAGTTTTCTTCATATATCCCACTTTCTACTAGAATAGAAATCTGTGTTTGGTTAGTGATGTCCCCATATGAAAGTTCTTCACCTACTTGGAAGTTTCCGAATTTGACGTCAACATCAAAAATCTCATTACCATTGGAATCTAAATCTCCTTCGTGGGCAAGTATCTGC